ATATATGACAGACGAGACCAATATTACAGCAATCTCACCGGAAGGACTCGAGATTGCATACGCCTACCTTAATAACAAGAGTGACACCAAATTAACCGCCACCGCCCTTGGATTGCCAATTGAGGAGGTACATAGATACATGCAAAAAAGAGAAGTTAAAGCATTCGTTGACTCTCTTTACTTTGAAAGCGGTTTCAGGAATCGCGAGCGTTTTGCAGCTGTGATGGACGAGATCATTGCCTCGAAACTTGAAGAAATGGATGAGACTGGAATGGGCAGTAGTAAAGACATTCTAGAGATCATGTCTACTGCACACGCAATGAAAATGAAAGAGCTCGATATGGAGATTAAACTCCTAGCTGCTGAGAAGAGCGGAGGACCCGCGGTTCAAGTGAATACGCAGACGAACAACTATAATACGCTTTTGGATCGCATAATGGGGAACCAATAATGGAGTGGTTTGATAAGTGGCCTGATAGGGTATCTCCTAGCGGTCAAGTTAAAAGAAGCTTAAGTGTACTAGAGAAGACTGAGGTATGGGGTTATAGAGCCGCTCAGGTACATGATAATAAATATAGCTATGAGAATTCGGTGTACGAAAAGAATATAAGTAAAATAACTATAAGCTGTCCTGACCACGGAAACTTTATACAGCAGGCAGCTAACCATTTAAACGGTTTTGGTTGTCCAAAGTGCTCTGGTAAACACAACTACACTACAGAAGAGTGGTTAGTTGAGGCAAAGAGAGTACACGGAAACTTGTATGATTACTCCCTAGTTAAGTATAAGAATACTAACACTAAGGTTAAGATAACCTGCTTAGAGCACGGTGTATTTGAACAGCTTGCAGGGAACCACATAAACTCAAAACAAGGCTGCCCGTATTGTGGAGGTACTCAGAAGTCTAATACTGAAGAATTTATAGCTAGGGCGAGAGAGCTGCATGGCAACCTATACGACTACTCTCTAGTTAAGTATACTACCTGCAAAAACAAGGTAACAATAGTATGTCCAGTACATGGGGAGTTTAAGCAGGAAGCAGCCTCTCATTTAAATATTGCGTGTGGGTGTCCTAAGTGCAAAGGACACAACCATAATGTACTATACATACTTAATGAGTTAGGTACTACGAATTATAAGATCGGCGTTACCACTAATTCACCTTCTAGGCGAGTTAAAGAACTTCAAAGGAGCTTAGGTAGAGAACTTGTTCTAGTATCCTATATTGAGGTAGAAAATCCTAGAACCATAGAAGCAGAAATTCATGCTCTAGAGTATATAAATCCTTACGTTAGTGAGAAGTTTGATGGGCACACAGAGTACCGCTGCATCCCAAATATAACACCAATACTAGAGGAGTACTTTAATGCAAGTATCTAGAGATTACCTAAATTATTGTCAACTAGAAGACTTTTCAGTTGACCAAAGGTTCCTTAAGCTACCCGTAACAGGGTTTCTTAACCTCAGCAAGATTGTGCCTATCGCACCTCAAATTGCACTCATTAATGCAGTCAACGATCCTAGGCACAGGTTTATTGTCGCATGCCTTTCAAGACGAACGGGAAAAACGTTCATAGCAAATATGCTAGCGTTCCTTAAAGCTATGGAGCCTGGGACTAATGTTCTGATTGTTTCGCCAAATTTCTCCCTTACAAATATATCGTGGAACGAGCAGTCTCGTATGTTGGAAGAACATAGCATTGAGATTAAAAGCCGCAACAAGACAGAGAAAGAGATTCATTTAGAGAACGGTAGTATGATAAAGTTTGGCTCTGTATCTTCAGTTAACAGTTTGGTTGGTCGTTCATACGATTTAATCTTATTTGATGAGGCTGCCTTGGACGGTAACGGTAAAGACGCTTTCAATATCCAGCTACGTCCTACAATGGACAAACCAAATTCTAAAGCAATATTCATTTCAACGCCTCGTGGCTTAAATTACTTTCATGAGTTTTACATGCGGGGGTTTGATATTGATAGCGTAACAGGGCATGCAGTATTAGAACCTGAATGGGTGTCTATTCATTCTACTTGGCAGGATAACCCCCGTAACAACCTAAAAGATATAGAGTCTGCCCGGAGGGGCATGTCCCGCGCAGAGTTTCAGCAAGAGTACGAGGCTAACTACTGCACTTTTGAAGGTCAGATATACGATTTATTTGATGAAGAGCTACATGTGCGCGACCTTAGCGATATGGACTTTGTTTCAGACCCTTATAGATACGAGACAATAATGGGTATTGACCCTGGTTACAAAGATGCTACGGGCGGAGTTATCCTTAAATACGATACTGATGAAGATATCTTCTACGCAGTATGGGATTACGAAGTTAATGAAAAGACAACTTCTAAACACGCGGCGGTATTTAACGAAGTGTATGAGTCCTACGACGTTGATATGATCTTTTGTGACTCTGCGGCTGCGCAGTTCAGACAAGACATGGCGGTCGACTACGATCTACCCTCAACTAAAGCAAAAAAGTCAGTTCTAGACGGCCTTGCTTACTGCCAGTCTCTAGTCGAGAGTGGTAAACTTATAGTAGACCCTAGTTGTGAGAAGTTAATTCAAATGTTAACCAACTACCGATGGGACCCTAATGACGCTCTAGCAAAACCAAAACCCAAACACGATTCATTTTCACACGTGGCGGATGCTCTGAGGTACGCACTGTATAGTTACAGAAGATAGAGACGAAATTAAACAAAGTTCTTTACATTTACTTCAGAAGCTACTATAATAGATTCAGAAGTTGGAGATTCGCATGGCAAAAAAATCTCCAAGTTGCTGAATAACGTCGTGAGACAGGATTCTCCCTTTAAATTAATAATAGGAGAAGATTATGACAGCACAAGAATTAATGCTTAAAAGCTTTCCAGAAGCTAAATTCTGTTCTAATGGTAGTCTTTACTCAAAGTCTCCTAGAGAGCATAGATGCCATTGGTTTGTTATAAAGGCAGAAGAATTACACGGAAAGTTTTATGACTACAGTAGGTTATACCAGTACTTTGAGACTGGTAATACGCCAGTAGCTGTAGTATGCCCTTTACATGGCAGTTTCCAGACAAGAATGACGCATCACGTAGCTAGAGGTTCCGCATGTCCCAGATGTGCAGGAAATAAAAAACTAACACCATCTGATTTTTACTCAAGAGTTAAAACTATACATAAAGATAAGTACTTGTACTATCAAGATTATACTAAAATAAACGAAAAGATAAAAATCAAGTGCCCTTTACACGGTGACTTTATGCAAAGACCTTTACACCACTTATACAATGGTTCAGGTTGTCCAGCTTGCGGAGATATAAATAAATCAAATAACAATCATTATAAGTATCTTTATATATTCAACCTAGGCGGTCTATATAAGATAGGAGTAAGTAATAATGTACCTTCTAGATTGGCTTCTTGGAATATAGGAAAAGCCGAAAACTGGTCAATTGTTGCTATTTACACTTCTGAAGATTCTGCTTTTATTAAAGAACAGGAGCTTCATAGTACTTATAAAGAGTTTAATTTCATAGATAAAGGACTAGGTGCAGGATATACGGAAGTATTCTCCTTAACAACACCTCCTTTAGTAACTGGTATGTTGGAGGTACTTATTGGCTAAGAATACAAATAAGCGTGTTGCAACTAAACACATAAGAGATGGTATTAAGTCCAAGTATCCAAAGCTAGACTACTGTGAAATAACAGGGAGTACTGAGGACTTAGAGTTCCATCACTATTCTACTTTGAGTATACTGTTAAAAAACTACTCAACTAAACACAATATTCCTATAGACACTGATGAGCAGGTACTTGCAATGCGAGACCAGTTCTACGAAGATAATTGGGAAGCTGTAGTTACTGATGGAGTTACCTTGACTGCTGAGATGCATAAAAAACTACATCGAGTATATGGCAGGGAACCTTCATTATCCACTGTAGCTAAACAGCGTTTATGGGTACAAAAGATTAGGGACAAGCTAACGGGAAAGGACTCCCCCACCTTAACCACACACGTGGAAGAGAGCACCGTAAGAGGTTTTTCAAGATTCGTAGACTCTGAGTTTACTAGTTCTGACAGATTCTCTAGACATATATAAAGGAGACTCCTAATGTCGTCAATTTGGACTACAGTAATGGAGAAGCTTAACCCAGTGCAACCTTATATTGCTCAGGAAGAAGGCTCTACAGTATCGTCTTCACAGAGTAACGTCAGAACCATATCCAATGCATATGATATAGTGGAAGTAGTAAATAGAGGTGTTAATCTACTAATAGACAACGCTGCTATGGTTAACTTCGATGTATCAAGCACACTACCTTTCACAGGGATGGTTAACGGCACTAGACAGAAGACACTTACTACTTTACTAAACAA